ACCATTTACTTTCTCCATGATCGGCCTGAATAGAGCTCGAACGCCTGGTCGGCCGTGAGACCAAGGTGTTGCATGATCCTAAGAAAAACCTCGCGCCGGCCATCAAGCCGAGCGGAGTTATGTGTGTCGTAGGCGCCGCGACGGTCGAATGCCGCGGTGCTCTCGTTGGCCCGACAGAAGCGCCCAAGGTCGATAAGGACATCGACGTTCGCTGGCTGGCTTGTTTCGAAGGTCAGGCGGTAAGATGCCTGCCGCTGCGTGACAAACTCTTTCGCCTCTTCGACTGCCTTATTTTCCGTCGTCATCTTTCCACTCAAGAACTAGGTCTGCCGTTCCATTGCTCTTGTCGGGGACCACGGTAAACTTGGCCTTCTGCAATTGCAGGAGCGTGGCGCCGCGCGCCTTGGCCGCCTCATATAGTCCTGCCTTCGCGATGTCATTGGTCAGAAGCTTCATAAGCTCGACCTTATCGTCTGGCACATTCCACGACTTGGATACCTTGCCCACTACTAACCTCCAGGTTGGTTTGCCGGTTGCTGCAACTGGTTCGGTGCAACCCCTGCCTTAGCCGCTACTGCATTCGCCTTGACCATGGCCGCTGCGGCAGGTGCGGCTTGGATTTTCTGCTGTTGCTCTTGCTGTTGCTGGCGCATCTGGCGCTTCCGCGCAAGCATGTCGTCCGAGGCCATCCAGCGCTCGGGCGTCGATTGGATTTGAGCAATCTCTGGTAGGGCCGCATCCATATCGAAGCGGTCGAATATGGCCGGATCACCGGTGACCTGTGCGATCTGATTGGCAAGGTCGAGTGTCCGAGTGAAACCCGCCACCTCTTGTGCTCGCTGATCGCGCGCGAGGGGAGACGTATAGATGATCTTGTACTCACCGCCGGCTTCTTTGAGCCGCGGGGGCATCGGGGGCAGGAGGCCAAGTTCGGAGAGGATGTCGAGTTCGCGCGGGATCATGCCGCCGAGATACTCGCTCTGCTGGCGGCCAATGGTGGGGGCAATCAGGATGCCGCGCTGCGACATCATCTCGACCACCTGGGTCGCACTGTAAATCTTCGGATCGTCCAGAAGGATTTTGAATAGGTCCACAAGGAAGGCGCTATTGATCAGCGTGCGTTCCTCGTCCATCATCTTGTCGGTGATGTTGATGTCGCCGGCTGGCAGCGTGCCGATAAGCGGGTGGCCATCCGGAGACCAGCCGCCCTTGTTCAGTGCGCCGGGCCGGAAGCTGACATCCACGATCCCATCGTCAGTCGTCAGTAGGACCGGTACCCCAGCACGATGTCCTTGTGTAAGGAAGTCCCGTTTCTCCGCGTTCAAGGTCTTCAATGAGGGTAGCACAGACATCGCCGGGGATCGGCCATATGGTCCGTCGAACACGTTGTGCGTCCAACGGCTGGTAGGTACCGGGAATGTATTGTATCCACCCTCGCTTAGAAGAGCTTGGAAATCTAGACATATGTAGTAGCTCGCATAAAGTTTACCGCGCGCATCAAGGCGCTCGGGATCGTAGTCGTCCCGCGGGCAGATGCGGTGCAGGAAGTTGAAGGTCATCTCCGACTTCTGATCGGCCATGGCCACGAGGCCACCTGGGAGGGGTTTCCAGCCCATGAACTTCTGGGCCTGGATTGCCTGCCGTCCGGTCAGTCGGAACCAGCGGCAGATGCCGTCTACCTGGCCCTGGTGATCCTGGCGAAGGAAGGCTTCTCCCAATGGGAGCGCCTTGTATCGCAGTCCCTTACCGCCATCATGCCCCAGATACCTATCAACAAACATAGGGCCAGTACCATAGGCTCCGAGATTGTGAAAAACTCCCTGATTATTCGCGCTAAAGTTGGCATTCGGCATGTACCTATATTTGAAGAGAATTTTCTGGGCCTGCTCGAACCAGAGGCGGGTTAGCCGGTCCTTCATCACGTATTCGTTGTCGGCTTCGAGGCCGTGCCACAGCATGTTGCGCGGCGTGAGTAGGCTGTCAATGATGGCCTTGAACCGGTCGAGCGCCATCATACCGGTGGCATCAACCTGGCGGTCGGACTTCTTTTGGCCAGGCCAGTTGAAGACCGAATAGAAGAACGAGTTGCGCGACGGCGGGTCGATCAGTTCTGAGATTTCCTCCCAGTGCGAACCGAACACCGCGCGGTTGGTCTGGAGTTGCGAGAACTCCTGGATGCTCTCCTGGATGATCTTCTGGTCGCGCGGGGAGATAGGCGCGACTGGAGCGATTTCCGCCATTAGTATCCTAGCAGGGATTTCCCGGCCGCGCCGTACAGGCCCGGTCCGGAGGAACCACCGCCTCTCTGGGTTTGGGATAGCATATCAAGCTGCTTCCTGCGGCGCTTCAGTTCCTCGTCGGACATGTCCGTGGGCATGGCGGAGTTACCACCGATGCCCAGGTCCGCCGCCGAAGCTGCGCCTGTAAGGCTCAGGAAGCCAGCCATGTTACGCTTTCGGGGTCTGGGCGTCTTTCACGGCGTCGCCGATCTGACCCGCCTTCACGTCCGACACAACCTTTTCGACTTGGGCCTTGCTAGAGACGCCAAGGCGCCAACCGACAAACCCACCGCCAGCGAGGGCAAACACTCCGACTACAACTGCAAGGACATCCATAACCATAGGAACCTCCAAAGAAATAGGCGCGGGGAATTACGCCTCCCCGCGGGGCGGTGACTGCGAGGCCGTCAAGTCACGCCGCCGGCCAGGCTGTGAGTATTAGATCAGGCAAACGGGTCGAAGTCAAGGTCCTTCGCCATCTTGGTTTCGGTCGCCCCGCGCCCGTCCTGGGTAAAGGGCGCCCAGAGGACTGAGCGGGCGAACCTCTTGGCCATTATCCCGACCCGTGTCGCGCTCAGCAGGTCGTCCCGCACCTTGACGATCTTCCCATCCTCCATGTGGTACTCCCGGTACTCTTCGAACCATTGTGGGCACGAGCTAAAAACTTTGAGACGGCCGGACCCCAAACGCTCTTTCATGTCGAGGATGCCGGCCCAGGTCGAGTTAGTCCCGTCCGGGAACGTGGCGTGGCTCGGCAGTATGGTCATCTTGTGCTTCTTGTAGATCATCGCTGTGGGGATCAGGGCGCCCTCGAATTCCTTGCGCTGGGTTCCGTCCTGGGGCCACGCTATCGGCACCTTGTCACCGCGGCCGGCGCACGCGGGCTTCATCGCCGCGCAGTGCTGGATTGGCATCTCGTTCGATGCGCGGTAGGTGTGCATAACGTGGATCACGTCCTTGTCCATGTCGATCCCGAGAAGCACGGCGGCGAACGGGTGGTCGATCCCGAAGTCGATGCCCCAGATGTAGCGGAAGTTCTGCGGAAGCACGAAGGGTGGCTCAGTCACGTTCTCTTCGGGTGTCGCGAAGATCAGGCCGCTGCCCATGTAGGGGATGCCCTTGATGCGGGCGTCGAGCATGTGGGCGTCGTACATGCTGATATTCTTCGCGATCAACTCGGGCGTCATGTGCTTCGCCTCGTAGGCCGACATACGCACCAGGCCCTTTGATGGATCACCACGTTCAAACCGCAGCACCACTTTCGTCTTGCCCTTCAGTGGGGTGAAGGTGAGGAACGTCATGCCATCCGTCGCGGAGATACGCGCGAGCCCTTCCTCGTAGATGTCTTCATCCGGCTCTTCGTCAAACCACACACCGTCGAGCGTTGCGCCCTGCCATTTCTCTCGGCCCCGGTCGAATGACTTGAAACCCATGGCAGAGAGCCCGCCGCTCACGTGCTTCACCGGCACCGTGTCGAAGCTATCCGAGACGCCGCGCTGGATTGACATCTGTTCGCGGTTCATCAGGTCCTTGGGTATCAACCCGCGGCCGGGACCGTAGGCCAAGATATCGGTGACGCTCCCGAGTAATAGGCGTTGACAAGTCTCGCGTGTGGCCTCGGCGGTCTTGCCTGATACCCACCAGGTCGTCGGCCGATCCCACCGCCGGCCTTTCCACCACTGCGGATAGAGCCCGGTCAGGTGATAGGCTACCTCGGCGGCACCCGCGTAAGTCTTGCCACACTGGTTGCCCGCGGAGAAGCAGCGCTCGCGATACGTGGCCCCCTGCGCGTGGAAGTCCATCTGCTTCGGGTAGGGCTCATAGAAGTCGATCTTGCATTCATTCTTGCGGCGCTCAACTTCCTTTAGCATCTTTTCCGCTCGCGCAAGGTCTTGCTTTGTGATGCTTTCAGTCATCGGAAAATGCCTCCGCGAGTTCTTTAGGGAAACTTCCTGTTACATTATCCTGGGTTATGGTATCGGGAAGTTTACATTCTTCGGACG